TGGGTGCAGTTACCATGCAAGCATTTCTAATATTTTTGATTGACTGGTGGATATACATACACTCATTTTAATCATATAAATAATAGTATCGTTAATTATTATGGTGCTATTATGGCTGTGAAGAAAAAGAAACGTAAGGCAAAAGAACCCAAAGTACACCGTGTGTACTGTACCTATTTTCCAGATGGCAAATACTACATTGGGTACTCTTGTAAGTCTGAAAAACTTTATGAAAAGTATTTTGGTAGTTCTAAGTATGTTACCGAGTACGAAGGTGATCTAAAGAAAGAGACTCTAGCGATATATACGCAAAAGTCTTATGCTAAAATGCAAGAATTTTTATTGCAATGGCAACAGCGAGAAGACCCCAATTGTCTAAACGATATGTTGAATATCAGATTGCGAAGGAGTCACCTCTCAGATTTTAAACCAATTAAGTGGAAACCATAAATGGCATTCTTACTATTACTAATTGCATCCGCACTAGCAGTATCAGCCGTAGCAGGTTGGTTCTCAATTGTAGGTCTTATGGCAATCTTTCCAACAGCCGCATTTTCTATCATGGTTATGGGTATCGTATTAGAAATAGCAAAATTGGTCACAGCATCTTGGTTGTATAGAAACTGGCAGAAAGCCCGTTTCATCATGAAGACTTATTTTACAGCCGCTGTAATAATTTTATCAATCATTACGTCTATGGGTATCTTTGGATATCTTTCCAAAGCACATATAGAACAAACAGTATTAACAGGAGGTGGCAATGCACTACAAATCACCAATTTGGAAAGAAAGATCACGGTTGAAGAGAATAAGATCACTACTGCACAACGACAGACCGATCAACTCAACACAACCGTTGAAACTCTCATTGAGTATGACAGGATACGGGGTAGGTCGGGCGCGACCGCTGTACGTAAGTCTCAGGAAGAGGAAAGAAAGGCTCTCAGCTTGGCAATCGACACCGCGGTGTCTAAAATTGAATCGTTTCAAGAAACGTTACTTCCGCTCAAGGCAGATAGGATTGGACTAGAAGCAGAAGTTGGTCCATTAAAATATATTGCAGAGTTGATATATGGTGAGTCCAGTACAGAGGTACTTGACAAAGCGGTACGATTTGTTATCATTATGCTTGTATTTGTATTTGACCCTCTTGCTATACTGCTGGTCATAGCCGCCAACATGAACTTTATGGAACGTAGAGGTGAAAGTATCACGTTTATAGGCGAGGAAGACTTAGAGAAGCCACAAGTAGATTTTGGTATAGCACCAGAACCAGAACCACAGCCAGTCAAAGATTCACCAAACGTTACAGAAGATGAAGTTGAACAGTTTAAAAGACTTGATCGCGGACTACGTAAGAAAATGGAATGGATAATTGATAGCAAAGATGAGCAATAAGTACTGTTACGGTGCCAATACACAACACCTGTGTAATTTAAATCAACCCTTTTATATACCAGACGGCTCTAATAGTAACTGGACTGGTGACCCCATAAACTATACCACAAACTCATGGGGTTTCAGATCAGAAGAGTTTTATGGCGAAGACAGAAATTCTATAATATTTTTAGGGTGTAGCCATACATTCGGAATAGGATTACCAGTACATAATATTTGGTGTCATCTAGTAGCAGAAGAGATGGGTTTACCATACTACAATTTAGCAGTTGGTGCAGGTAGTCTAGATTCTGCATTCAGAGTATTAGATGAGTGGCTGCCAGTTATGAAGTCTAAGCACGTTTTCTTACAGATTCCAAATAACAGAAGAGAGATCATTGATCCTAATGGAAATAGCATCAATGTATTGCCAACTAAATCTAGCAAATGGGACATATTGTTACTCAATGATTATGAGATAAACAGAACTAAAAATTTACTGGCAATGAGACAAATTTGCAGTACTTATGGTAGTAAGTTTACTTGTTTAGATTCTGAAAATTTCTTTGATGGAGGTCCTATACCACACGAAAAAGCAAGAGATGGTTTACACTATGGTCCTTCACAGCACCGACATTTTGCAAAAATAATACTTGACATTTGATTTTAAACCATATATAATAAGGATTATGAATATGAAAGTTGGCTTTACTTGCTCGGCGTTTGACCTGCTTCATGCAGGGCACGTACAAATGTTGCGAGATGCAAAAGAACAATGTGATTTTCTGATCTGTGGATTACAGGTAAATCCTACCTACGACAGACCAGAGAAGAATAGCCCAATCCAATCCATAGTGGAGAGGTATACTCAATTGAAGGCTATTCGCTATGTGGATGAAATAATTCCGTATAGTAGTGAAAAAGACCTAGAAGACATATTATCCATGTACTCATTGGATGTGCGAATTCTAGGGGAAGAGTATAAAGAGAAGGACTTTACAGGGAAAGATATTTGCAAAGCGCGAGACATCGCCCTGTATTTTAATAAGCGGGATCACCGCTTTTCAACCAGCGACTTACGTAGTCGCGTATGTATCGGATAGGAGATATTATGACAAAAGAAACTTATATTAGCCAGTTGCAATCTGGCACCAAAAAGATCACATTCACGAAAGTGGATGGAAGTGAGCGAGTGATGAATGCGACACTTGACCCTGCCGTGCTTAACAAAGTATACGGAGAGCAAGTATCTGCCACGCAGAGAAACGCATCAACTTTGACCGTTTTCGATACGGACAAGAAAGACTGGAGAGCCATGAGGCTTGACAGCATCAAATCTTTTGAATAAAAGAGGTTGACATTTGGTAGGATTCCTGTTAATATATAATATTACAATATACAAACAGGAGTCCTATCATGGCAAAAGCAAAACCAAAGATCAAATACGAAGAGTTTCGTAAAGAACCAAAAAAAATACGTAAGAAACGTAAGCCGATGACCGAAGAGCAGAAAGCCGCGGCATCTGCTAGACTTGCTAAAGCTAGAGAAGCAAGAGCAAAGAAAAACCCTCCAAAGAATACTGGTATTCACCCAGATGTATTAGCAAAGCCCGATGATGATCCTTTGTCACTTGTAAAAGTGCGAGAGTGGATTAAGTCCAACAAAGAGAAGTTGCAGGGTGCCAAACAAGAAGAGCGAAGTGGTGCCAAAGGTGGCATTGCAAAAGTTGCATCTCTTGAAGGGTACATCCGGTCTATGGAACAATATATTCGTAGTAGTGTATGGAACGATATGTTCTACGGTGAACACCGTTCGATGAGGATTAAACAATCATGTCTCGCAATGGCATACAACCCAGATGGTACACCAAAAAGAACTAAGGGTATATTCTATCCAGATATTGGTGTGACATGGCAGGGTGAAGATGCTTATGCTGAACACATGGCAAGACTCGAGGAGGAATTAGTATGATTGTTGTAGACTATTCCCAAACTGCAATCAGTAACTTTATGGCTGAGATCAATCACCGTAAAGACTCATCCATTGAGGTAAATGTACCTCTCATTCGACATATGATTCTCAATACCCTACGCTCTTATAGAGCCAAGTTTGGTGAAGAGTATGGTGAACTTGTAATCGCCTGTGACAATAGGCACTACTGGCGCAGAGAAATCTTTCCGCAGTACAAAGCTGGTCGTAAGAAAGGTAGAGATGCAAGTGGACTAGATTGGAACTCTATCTTTGAAGCACTCAATGCAGTGCGAGATGAGATTGATGAATTCATGCCTTACCCTGTAATCAATGTACATGGTGCAGAGGCAGATGATGTGATTGGTGCTCTGGCTACTTATAGTCAGACTAATGACCTAACTGAACATCCTCTGTTTCAAGAACCACAGCCATTTATGATTATATCTGGTGACCATGACTTCAACCAATTACAAAAGTATAGCAATGTATCACAATACTCACCTGGTAAGAAGCGACTGATCAAAATTACTGAACCCGCTGACCATGTTATAATGGAACACATCATTACAGGTGACAAGGGTGATGGTGTGCCTAACATACTGAGCGATGATGACTGTTTTGTAGAAGGCAAGCGACAGCGACCTATTCGTAAAACTCTATTAGCAGAGTGGAAAGCAAAACCACCTGAAGAGTGGATTACGGGTGATATGGCACATGGGTATACCAGAAACAAAGCACTGGTCGATCTCTCCATGACTCCTACAGCTATCTGTGAAGAGATAGTTGACAGTTACGAGTCACAACTTGGACAGGGTCGTGGTGATATGTTTAACTATTTTGTCAAATACCAATTAACCGGCATGATGAATGTCATACAGGACTTTTAGTATGGATCTTTTTCAGTTTGCTATGTACATTATATTTGGTACACTATTCGTAGTCTGGTGGATAATTGGCTATGAGGATGACTAAATAGTATTGTTAATATAAAATAGTGGAGTTGATATGAAGAAGTTTAGACAAGTTGACGAAGGTTTGACATGGGTACTTGAAGCAAAGTCCGTTGATGATCAAGTCGGTAGATTAAAAGATTGGGCTAGCACAACACAGTGCCTTGTACCAGTTGTTAGAATTGGTGTAGGAGCAGAAAAACCAGATTTCGGTATACCAGAAGGTATGCCAGACACCGTAAAAATCAAAGACGATATTCCAGAAGGTATGGGTAATACTACCATTAATCTTGAGTGGCGTAGAATTTCTGGTTTCATAAACCCAGACGCACCAATTCACAACATTAGCCAAGCAAGGCGTGAAAGCGTATGGGTACAGATACTAGAAGGATTACATCATGCAGAAGCTAAGGTGCTTACTGCGGTAAAAGATGGTAAACTTCTAGACATCTATCCAAAACTGGAAAAGATGTTACCTACATTGGGTATTACGGAATACAATAAACCCAAAGCAAAACGCAAACCTAAAGCAAAAAAGGAGAAGTAATGAAGACTGAGATGGTTAAAGCCGCACAGGCTTATTTTGAAGGAGCAAAACAAAAGCACGTTTTAAATGCGCTTTTAATTTTAGAAAAACCAGCCGCGGTTGCAGAACATCCAGACATTATGGCTACACTTGAAACGGAATTAGGTCAAGTAGCACATTATAGTGATCTTCTCAGTGCGTTACAGGAAGTTGGTCCAAGGAATGTACAGATGACTTTACAGGAACAAAATATGGATGGTGTATCTGGTGGGTTAGGTACGGATAGGGTAACATTTACACCTCTTGAACCATAGGTTTGTACGGATCATAAAATCTACCCCATTGCCAACCATCTGGCAATTCAAATTCTAACAATACAAGGTGCCTCTTGCCATTCGGTTCAACGCACCATTTTCTTTTGGGTCTCTGAAAAGCCTTCATTCTAATTTTGTTGATGGTATCTTTTGTATGCTTACGACCGTACATAGGGTTAAATTCACCACCTCTGGTGCCAGTCATAGTCGCAGAGATTTTCTTTTTGTGATCCTCTTTCAATCCACTGGTGGCTGGGTGATTATCTCCCAACTTGGCTTGCCTAATTCTCTCTCTACCTTCTGGTGTGTGCCAAGCGGTGCGGTCACGACACTTATCTACTATTGGCAAGTTGGCAGTATTCAGTGTGATTACA